GTAAGATAGCAGATCAATTAACCTCAACTCAACCAAAATCTGTAACAATAACTGAGCAGGTTGAAAACCTGAAACGAGCATACCAGAGGAGTTAGGATGTCTACTTCTGAGTCTACTTTAAAAGGATGGGAAACTCGAAGAAAGAACGGAACAGATAGAGGCTGGCATCTTTCAGAAGTAACACGAGTAAAAATTTCTGATTATATGAATGGAAAAACTAATAGACTGGGTCAATCTCCATCTGAGAACACCCGTAAAAAGATGTCTGAATCTCATATAGGAAAATATCCTTACCACAATAGGATTAGAATTTGGCAAGAAGAAGTATATGAACAGGATAACCATACTTGCCGGAAATGTGGAAAGGCAGAGTTTAAACTTGGAGAAAAATGTGGGCATCATATACTTCCAAAAGAAAGATTCCCAGAATTGAAATATGAAGTGGAGAACGGAATTGTTTTTTGTCGATCTTGTCATACAGCATTTCATGCAAAGTACACAAATCATTCGCATTATAGTAATTTTGACATAGGTTTTCCAGAACTTATTGAATATTTAACCCTTAACCCACAGATGGTGGCATAAAAGAAGCTAATTCAAAAACATTTAACATAAGGAGAAATATCATGACAGATCAAGAAATAAAGATGCTTCAGGATACCTTGGCTGAACTTACAGGTAAGGTCGGGAATTATGAAGCAGAGATCAAAGAAGTTAGGAAAGAATTAGTTGCACTAAAGGCTCTTCCTGCTTCCAATGCTACTCTTCCTAATGTCCGAAGCAACGAGACTTTTCTTGGATATAAGTTATCCAATCAGGGGCTCGAGTTAAAGACAAAGGACGAAGAGACAAAGGATCGAATTGCTAAGTGGGCTATTGCAAGAATCAGAATGGCAGATAGAAGCAAAGACTGGTCTGGCGAAGTCGCTAAGACTTACGGTGACAATGCATTGAATGAAGGCGATCCAGCATCTGGTGGTTACACAGTCCCAGTTGAGTATAGTGCTGAGATTATGACTATCGCAAGACTGGTGAGTTTTGCTTTAACAGAATGCCAAATCTGGCCTATGAGTTCCAATGTTAAGAAAGTTCCTAAAGAGAACGCTTTAGCAAGCGTTGCTTGGACTGCAGAGGAAGTTGATCTTACTGAGTCTGAGCCAACATTTGATGAGATGGTTCTTACAGCTAAGAAGTTAGGCGGAGTTGGCCTTATGTCTAACGAATTGCTTCAGGACAGCGAAGTTGATATCGTTAGTATTCTGACTTCTCAGTTTGGAAATGCTATTGGATTGGAATTAGATAATCAGGTTCTTAATGGAACAGGGAATCCTGTTTCCGGTATATTGTCAGCAGCTTGTGGTAACTCGGTTATCATGACCCCTGGCAATCATTTTAGTGCTATCACAGGCGACTACCTTAGTGATATGATTGCGACTATCGCTATCAATAAACTCGCTGGGGCAAAGTTTGTTCTGGGTAGAGTTCCTCTTTCCTGGATACGAAAGAATAAGGGAGCAGATACTTATTTCTGGGGAAATCTTGCTTCGGCAGATGCCAACCAGATTTGGGGCTTTCCTTACATCGTAACAGAGAAGATTGTAAATACTAGTGGAACAAGTACTCCTTTTATGGTGCTTGGTAACTTAAAGAATATGGCTATTGGGAATAGACTCCAGAATATGACTCTGGATTTGGACCCATATTCCTATTTCAAGAGTTACAGAACTCAGTATAGGATTGTTTCAAGGTTTGCTATTGCGATTGGACAGAGCACATGCTTCTGCAGATTGCTAACAAATAGTGTGTAAGAGTAGTAGTTAGGTGGGGGGTGCCACAAGGCATCCTCCATTCCCTTTCACTCACCCTTAACCCCTGAGTCGGGGGATTACTGCTCATACATCCCTTTCCTACCTCCGATCTCCTGGCTTAAGGGGTTCTTTATAAGGACTATAAGCTGGAGACAAGAACAGAAATCCTTTTTTATCCAAGTTTAAAATGCCAGCTAAATTGTTCTTATTGTGGATTTTATTCTACTTTTCAGAGTAGAGAAGTAGGTAGAGACTTAAAATGGTACGAGTGGTTAGTTGCATTTAATCCCTACAGAAACTATTCGTTAGAGATAAGCGGTGGGGAGCCACTTTTATATCCAGATTTTAGAAATTTAATAGCTCATATTCCAGACCTATGTAACTGGAGTATAACTAGTAATACTTTATTAGATGTTTCAAACATAGCACCACGACATTTATCTGGTTGGACTTCAAGTTTCCATTACCATGATGAAGATATATTTGAAGCAAATTGTAAGATATTAACTCGTAGTGGAATGAAGCCTTCTGTTTCTTTAGTAGTGCGACCGGATGAATTAGATAAGGTTGAAAAATGGACTAAATATTTTACAGAGAAAAATAATGTTGTAAATTTACTTCCAGAATTAAATCCGGGAGTGGATTGGAGAGGAACTCCTGAATGGAAGAGATTAGAAAGTATTTCAAAGAAATATAAGAGAGTAAATCTAATAGATGACGAGAGTATTCCAAAGTCCTTTGAGTTTAAGAAGTATGACTATTGCACAGCAGGAATGCATTATTTTTGTGCCATATCAGATGGCACTATTTATAGATGTTATAGTGATATGATAAGAGGAGATTCAATAGGAAATATCTTTGAATTTCGACCAGATACAGAGCCCAGAAGGTGTGGGAAAGAATGTTTAGGATGTGCAATAGACCATAGGCAGGAGAAATGGAATGAGCCTAGCAGGCTTATAATTCCAGAAGAGGCAAGAATAGCAGCATAGGAAATAAAAATGCCATTTCAAAGAGGAAATACATTAGGAAAAGCTAATAAAGGAAAACTTACTAAAGATTTAACAGGGATGAGATTTGGAAAACTTATTGCAATTAAAATTGCAGGAAAAGATTCTACAAAATGTAATAAATGGTTATGTCAATGCGATTGTGGCGAATTATCAGAAGTAAGAAGTAGTCGTTTACTTGATAAAATAAAAGGAATCAAAAGTTGTGGATGTTTAAGTCGTGAGTTAGCCAAAGAAATTTGTTGGAAACACGGTCATGGACAAACAACCAGTGCTCCTCCTTCTCCAACTTATTATAGTTGGCAAGCAATGTTCCAACGATGTACTAACCCACATACAGAAAATTGGGAATATTATGGTGGTCGTGGAATTAAAATTTGTGATGAATGGAAAGACTTTAAAAACTTCTTGGAATATATGGGTGAACGTCCGAAGGGGACTACTATAGATCGTAAAGATAATAATGGGAATTACGAACCATCAAACTGCAGATGGGCAACACACAAAGAACAAAGAAATAATAGAAGAATTTAAATGGATACATTGGAATTTTTAATCCACGAAGCTAAATGTCAAAGATGTGCAAAGTGTTGTTATCATCCTACTTTGAAAGAACCGTGCCCTTATTTAAAAGGGAACGAATGTTCTGTTTATAATACCAGATTTGAAGTTAGGTGGCAGGACTCTAAAGGTGGAAATCATAAATGTAATACAATAGAAAAAATGATAGAACTAAATGCCTTACCTGATACTTGCGTTTATAGGAAGGAGAACAATGATAGAACAGAGTAAGTATTTTTTAAAATGTCGCTGTGGGGCAAACTACGAAGTATTACTAGGAGTCCTAGGAAATTTTGTATGCAGGCAATGTGGAAATACTCAAATAACTCTTTATTCGCAAGTTGTTCAAAAGGAAGAAAAAAAGGTATCTAAGCATGTGGAAGCAATTTCAACCAGATAATGCTATACGAATAGGGATACCCGCACTAAAAGAAGTTATGGAATTTAATATAGATAATCCTGCCTGCTTTAGTGAAGTAAACAGGTCTTGTGAATTATGCGGTTCACTTGACATTGAAGCAACTAGAAGGTATGGGCAAGGTGCAGCTTTTAAATGCAAAAAATGTGGGTGGGACAAGGTAGTTACTCACAAAAAATCATTAACTCATTTAACTCTTGAACCACCTGAATCCATATACAGCAGATTCCTTAAAGAAGGAAGTCCTGGGATTATAAGTTTACGAATAGATGGGGCTGGAGAGTTAAAAGTAACCTGTAAAAATGGACATACTTCACACAAACAACTTGGTATGAAAGAAGAGTTCGGATGTAGTTGCGGAGAGCAACGGGTTGTTATAGAAGTGGATGAGTTACCAAAATGAAACTGTATTGGCCTGATGTAGTAGAATGTGATGGAAACGGGTATGGTTATTCATCCCATGCTTCAAATATGCGAAGAGAGGTAGGAAAGCTAGTAGAACTAACTCCTGATGCAGATAAAGCTATGATTATTACCAGTTGTGATAAATATCTTACTAAAATAGCAGATAAAAAGAATTATTTGTTCTCTATGTTTGAACTATCGAGCATTCCTCGGTTGTATGCTATGAACATACAAAAAGCTGACCATCTTATTGTTCCTTCTAACTTTTGTAAGGATTTATTTGAGCAATACTATGATGGTCCTATTTCAGTTTGTCAAGAGGGCACAGATACCGATATATTTACTTATAAGGAGAGAGAGTTCTCTGAACCCTTCCGCTTTCTTTGGGTAGGAGCTCCTAATCCTCGCAAGGGATATGAGGAAATGATTGTTATTGCGGAGTCGTTAAAAGGGTCTAAAGATATTGAGATATATTTAAAGACTACAGTTACAGGTAAATTAGAGAGAATGGGTAATGTAATATTTGATAGCAGGGATATACCCCAGAAAGAACTAGTAGAGTTGTATCACTCTGCTCATTGTTTCATTCTTCCATCGAGAGGCGAAGGTTGGGGCCTAACTTTGAATGAGGCAATGGCTACTGGACTTCCTTGTATTGCTCCCAAGCACACAGGTCATTCTATGTTCTTCTCTGACTATGTGGGATATCCTTGTAAGTATGACCAGAGAAAATGCTATGAACCCAACTATGAATTAGAAAGCAACTGCTACTTTACTGATACAGTAGATATTATTAATTTGATGTGGCATGTATATACGAATTACAACGAAGCATTAGAGAAGGGGAAGTTAGCATCTGAAAGGATTCGTAATAAATTTACCTGGAAGAAGGCTGCAGAAAGAATGGTTAGAATTTTAGAAGGAGCAGACAATGGCTATATCGTATAATTGCTTAAGCAATCTTATTGACCTAAAACTTTATTTAAAATTACCCGAAGATGATACTTCCGAAAACGAATTCTGCGAAGATGTACTCAATCGTGGAACTGCTATTCTTGAATCATTATGCAACCGAAGGTTTAAGAATGTTGACCACGACCAAAAGTGTGTGGCTTATACAGAATATTTTTCTTTGGAAAATGTATCAAGTATATATACTAAAATATATCCTATCTTTTCCATCAGTTCAGTCCACGATGATGCTGATAGGGTTTATGGAACAGACACCCTAATAGACCCAGGTGACTATAGCTGTTTAGGTGACGATGCTGAAGCAGGGATAGTCAGATTTGATACTCCACTAACAGGAGGATGGCCTAATGCAATTCAGATAGTCTATAAGGGAGGATACTCTTTAGATACAAACGGTTATACGACTCCAGAAGACCTAATAGGGGTTATGCTGGAATTATGCGGGATAATTTATAAGGGAAGGGATAATATTGGTATTTCTAGTAAGAGTTTTAGCGATGGAAGTGCTGCCTTTTTCAATGACAAGCTTTCAACCTATTCTCGAGACCTAATTTTTAAATATACTAAAATGGGGAACAGATAATGTCAACAAATCAAAGAGAAGATATAATTGCCAGCGTTGTAACCCTGCTTGACGGAATAGATAAGACAAATTACCGTACAAAGCCTTTCGTAACTCGTGGGAAGGAACATTGGGTAAATGCTGTGAAATTCCCTATTCTATATGTTGCCAGCGATGAGCCAGAGTCAGTTGAACTAATAGCGTATGATACAGTTCAGGCGACTTTGCGGATTGCTATTTTAGGAAGATTGGAAGGAACTGAATCCGATCTTGACTTACTTATTGAAGATGTTAGGAAGAGACTTAATGTCTCTACTTATAGCATTGATATAACGGAAATAAAAACGGCTTATGATTCATTAAGTTCGCTGAAAGAGTTCCAAGCTACTACAATGGTCACGTATTTCTATAATCCTGGAGGAGCTTAGGTCGTATGCAAAAAAATTATCATACAGAAGAAACAAAACAAAAACTGAGGGATGCAAATACAATTCACGGACACAATATAAATCATTGTGTATCTAGAACATATAAAAGCTGGAGTGGTATGAAAGATCGTTGCTTAAATCCTAACGACCCAAGTTGGAATTATTATGGAGGTCGAGGCATTACAATTTATAAAGACTGGCTCGGATGTGATGGATTTAAGCATTTCTTAGATGATATGGGGGAAAGACCAGAAGGAATGACTCTAGACAGAAGAAATACGAATGGAAATTACGAACCCTTAAACTGCCGTTGGGCAGACAGCAAAACTCAACAACAAAATAGGAGAAATAAAGATAGCATTTCATTAGTGCTAATTTATAATAAAGAATTTGGATTTTATCCAAATAATCTAACATAAGGAGAAACTAAAATGGCTATTTTAAAAGGAAGATCAGGAACAGTAAAGAAAAACTCGGTTTCCATCGCCCAGGTTCAGGATTGGAAGATAGATTCCAGTTTGGATATCAAGGACGGAACTTGTTTGTTGGATGTAAGCAAAGTTAAGATTGGAGACTTATCAGATTGGAAGGGGACTATGAGTTTACTCTTCGACCCTGCTAATACTGAGCAAGGAGCACTTCAGACAGCACATCTAGCAGGTAACACCCTGACAGATGTAGAGTTCTTTGTAACTGCTGCAATTCATTATTCTGGCGATATCATAATTACTGGAATGGGAGTTACAGTACCAGTCGGAGACTTGGTCAAATGTGCTGTAACATTTGAAGGCTCTGGGGTTCTAACTTATGCTGCGGCATAAAATAAAAATAAGTATTTTTGGAGGTGATAAGAATGACGATTCAAAAAGGTAGAGCAGGTTCACTTTATGCTTGGAATGGTGTAGTTACGGGTTTAGTCGCTGAAGGAACTTCAGAGTCAGGAATAACAGCCCAGATAACTGATGCTGATAAGAGACTTTTATCCCCAAACCATACCCAAACCTGGACTGATAGCGGTGGGAAGGTTGTAATAGGAACAGATTTTATTAATGGTATTGCAACTTTCAACGGAAATGTAGGGACTGTAACTATTACAGGTTCTTATATTGCCGCTGCGGACATAGTTCTAATAGGCCAGATTTATGGGTGGAAGCTTGATAGTTCTTTGGATATCAAGGACGGAACTTGTCTTTTAGACACAAGTAAGGTCAAGATTCCAGATTTGAAAGACTGGAAGGGAACTATAGATGGTTTCTGGTTGGATGATGCTTGGTGGAATAAATTCAGGTCTGCCCTGGTAGGTGGAACAGCCATCTATACATATTTCCTGAAACTATATATTTCTGCAACAGCAGGATATAAAGGCTTTGTAGTCTTATCGGGATTAGGAGATAACGTTCCTGTAGGCGATCTGGTGAAGCAGACAATTACTTTTGAGGGATGTTACGACTTAGCATCTTTTTAAACAACTACTAAGGAGGTAGGTAATTTTATGGCTATTAGCATAAAAGATGTTTTGGCAGAGGAGAAGATTGTATGGGTCAAGTATCTGGACGACTTTTCAGTTCAACTGAAATATTTGACCCCATCCAAACTCACAGCGATGTACGAAAAGAGTCGTTATAGGGATTGGGACAAGAAAACTCATACTCCCATAGAGAAAGAAAACAGGGATGTTTTAATTCGTCAACTATCGAATAACATCATTCTGGATTGGAAAGGTCTAACAGTTGCGACTCTTGGAAAGATTATTCCACTTGTAAGTGGAGTTGACCCAAAGACAGAAGTTGCTTTTTCTACAGAGGAAGCCTATCTTCTGCTTTCCAACAGTATTGACTTTAGTGCTTTCGTTCAGAATACGATTTTTGACGTTCAAAGATTTAGTGCTGAGGAAGAAGATACTGAAAAAAAAACTTAATTGAGTTCTTTCAATGGCTGAAATCAAATGTTTCAGGAAACTTATATGATTGTGAGAACTGCGAAACTCTAAATTTAGAGCATCAGAATCTTCCGAACTGTGGCAAGTGTAAGAAACCAGAACTTCTTCCTCAAAATTATATTGTATGGGATGTCTACAATCTTTGCAGAAACCAACTAATAGTTAGTTTTTCAGGGGTTGTAGGAATAAGGCTGGAAAGCATAGTAGCAGCGATGGACTTGCTTGAAATATGGGATACCGAACGAAGGCTAAGTATTGTTAGGATGATATTGGAAGGGTCAGATGTACTTTTTCATAGTGAGGTATCTGATACTCCAGCAACTTTTGGTGCAATAGAACAGGAGGAAAATGTTTAGTTTTCGTATTGTAGTTCCTACAGATGCTGTAAATAGAATAGTAGCTTTTGCTGCTACTTTCCATAGTCAATTAGAAAATGCAGTAGACAAGGCTATGAAAGATGCTGAAAGAATATCAAAGCAAGAGTTTCTTTCAGGTCCTCGTCCAGACAAACTTGATGTGCGAACAGGCACTCTAAGACGAAGCGTAAAGGGAACTATGCAGGCAGGTGAACCTATTCGTGGCATCTTATCTGCAGGTCCACTTCCTTATGCAGCAATACACGAGTTTGGTGGAAAGACTGGAAGAGGGCATAGGGTTACTATGAGAGCCAGACCTTATTTAAAACCAGCTTTGAAGGCAGTAATACCTTATTTAAAAAATAGAATAAGTCAGATATTTGCGGGGTTACAAAATGGCTGAAGCACTTAGGTTTGAGGTTATTGTAGATACAAGCAAAGGGACAGCCTCCATAAAACAATTTGGTCAGCAGGTTAAGGAAAGTACTGATAGTATCTCTAAAATGGGTTCTGCTCTCGAGGTTATTAAATGGGGAACTATTATCTCTATGGCCGAAAAAGCCCTTGCTACCTTTAAGAAATTTTTTGAACTAGCAGAACTTGGAGCTACAGTTAAATCAATTGAAGATTCTTTTGCATTGATGTCCCAAAATGTTGGAATTAGTGCTGATGTCTTAATAAGAAAATTGAAAGAAGTTACTGCCTCTACTGTTGATGATTCCGATCTTATGAGAAAAGCTACAAGATTAATGTCTGAGGGATTTGACTATGATCAGATAGTTAAGATTGGAGAGGCGGCAAGAGTTGGTGCTCGCCTTATGGGAACAGAAGTGAGTGCAGCTTATGACGCAATTGGTGATTCTATTGTAAACTTACGAGTAAGAGGATTAAAAGCTCAAGGATTTGTGATTGATCTTGATAAAGCATATTTGAAGCATGCTACTTCATTGGGTATTGACAAAGATATGTTAAGTGATTACGGAAAGCAAATGGCTTTAACAAATGCAGTATACGAAAGAACTTTAGAGTTACAAACTCAATTAAAAGTAACTACAGAAACAGCATCTGAAAAAATACAAGCTCAGAAAGCTCAATGGAATGAGTTAAAAGAAAACATAGGTAAGGCTGCTTTAGCACTCTTGGAATTTTTAGATATTTATAATACAATGAAAAGAATGGAAAGAGTTCCAGAAATTATGGGAAAGGGTCCTACCAAAGAAATGCAAGGATGGATTGACGCTGCTATACTATACGAAAGAGCTTACGGCATTGAACAAATGGCTGATGAAAGCAGGAAATCACAAATTAAAGAGGCAGATCAAATAGCAGTTCAGAAAAGACTTAATGAACTTACAATGGAAGGTTATAGAATTGGTAATTTGACTTACGAAGATGAACGGAAATTAATAATATTAAAGAAAGAAAATGCTTTAGCTGAAAATAAGAAGCTTTTGAGTAGTGAAGTCAATGCAAAAATTATAGAAAACTCTTCTAGAGAACTAGAAGCTGCATACACAAAAGAACAACAGAGACTTTTAGCAATAAGCGAAGTAACTTTAAAAATGGAGTCAATTAATGCGAATTTAACTAATGATTACGAAAAACAGGTGGCTCTATTACAAAAGCAATATAATATTCAGGTTGAGCAGTTGGCTCTGGCAGTAAAAGCAAAAGCACTTACTGTACCCCAAGCGACTACTCAGCAAAAAGAACTTAAAACTACACTCGATTTGGCTACAGCAGAACTGCCTTTCAAGACTTTAGGAATCCAATCAGAAGCTACTCTTAAGAACATAGCAACAGCAGCAGTTACCGCTATGAGTGCAGTTAGGGCTCAATTTGAGCAGGGCAAAGCTTCTGTGAGTGATTATGTTAATGCCTTAAGGGCAGCGAAGAAAGCAATGGATGACCTTGCAGGTCCAGATACCTTACAGTCAGAATATGAGGCTGGCGAAGCGTGGTCCAAACAAATGAAGGGTATTAATAAAGACGAAGCGGATTGGAGAAAGCAAGAGAGTACATATACAGATGAGTATATAAAGAAAATGGATGAAATTAATAAGTTGAAAAAGCCCACCGCAGCAGATATTCCAAAGGTATTGGATGAACTTCGTCAGGTTGATGAAAGATTAAAGGCTATGGGGATTACTATAAAAGAAAAGCCCCTTACGCCAGAAGTTGATACTTCAAAAGTTACAACTGCTTTTAAAGGTATAGATAGTGCCTTTAACGATTTAAAAAGTAAGATTGAAACTCCTATAAATATGCAGGTAAATAGTTCAGGAATGTTGTCTGGAGGTGGCGGAGGTTATACTAGTACAGCAGTCGGAACTCCTCCAGTTGGACAATATGGTGGAGCATGGGATGCAAACCTTAAAAATAAACTTGCTACAATACCAGCTAATGTGGAATTCACAGCATCAGGATTGTCTCCAACAATTCCATTAGGAGAGGCTTTTACCAAAGTAGAGGGAAAAGTTGCATCTATTGGAGAGCAAATGGGAGCTATGAACTTTGCTGTTTCCTTTACCGGTGGAGGTGCCATAACCCAAGCTACTAAAGATATTCAAAAGCTGACTGGTGTCTATAACAACTGGATGTGGCTCATCTCAATGCCAGGGGGAAGATCGATCAGTACGATGATGGTGGGTATGGGTAAGGAGAATATGGATAAGATTGGAAGGCAATTTAATGATGCGTTAGGTGATATGTTTAATTCAGGATTAGCAAATCTAAATAATTTCCTTAATTCAACAGGGAAAGAACTTACAGAATCTTTATGGTATCGTTTTATACAGGGGCCAATGGAATCAAGTGGAGTTCCTTCACAATATTTAAGCAACTTTATTGCTCCTATATCATACAAAGATGTTGCTACAAACTTTGCAAGCTGGCAGGGTGGTGGAGTGGTTCCCAAGACGGGGCTTCATATGCTTCACGAAGGGGAACGTGTAGTCCCAAAGAATAGTTCTATCAATATGGGTGGAGTTACTATTCAGATTGGTGGGGGAAGTGCGAAGGAGCAGGCACAGGCAGTTATTCGTGAATTGCAGAAGCAACTGAAATACAAACAAGTGGAGTTAAACTAATGTCTCAAATAATAGTTAGTTATCGCAATATTTTAGAGAATTCAACGGTTACTCCTTTAACAGAGGATGCTTCTTTTCCTAAGACTCGAATGTATGATAGGGATATAGGAAAATTATTTAAGGGGACTGCATTTGCAAATCCTTTCGGTATTTTTATTAATCAATCTCCTATTTATGAAGCTGATCGCCTTATCATCCCAGTTGGACATAATTTTAATGGATTAAATATGGAGTTGCTTTATGGAATAGACGGGATTAACTGGACTACTGCTACAAGTTGGACTCAAGGGGATGACCTAATTATAGATAAAAGTTTCAGTGCACAGACGAAACAATACTGGTATATTGCCATATATGCTCCCGCAACGATTGTCGAACTGCCTGAGTTGTATCTTACTAAAGATGTTGTGTTTCTTCGTAATCCTGCTATGGGGTCTATGGTCGGGACAAAAAAGAATATAGTATCCGACCAGACTCAGTCGGGTTTATCCAGAAAAGTTAAACTTGGAGAATTGAAAAGGCTTCGCAGATACGATTTGAACTATATCACAGCTACCCAGAAAACTGATTTTGAAGCGTGGGATGCTTTGTGCGAAGGAGTTAAGTCTTTTTACATCCACGACTATGATAACTCTTGTATTTTTATGGAATTACTTTCAGACTTAGAATTTACTGCCAGCGGTATAAATCGCTGGACTTGTATGTTAGAACTTACGGAGGTCTTGGCTTAATGCCTAGAACTTTATCTGCAAACCAATTAGTTAAAGTTGATAGACCTTATGTTCAGCCTGTTTATCTGTTGAAGATTACCCCTTTGACTGGT